GCCACACTACGAGTGATGAGTGTATTGGCTGTCTGGCCTATACGGTTGAGACTGCGATTAGTTGCCTGTGGTAATACCTTACGCTCTAGTGTCGTAAGACCTCTCAGCACATCGGCAGCGTTATCCCTTATATCTACTCTCATCTTTCTTTACCTTCTTCTCGGCCTCTTTGGGCTTGCCGAATATCCGATCAAAGTTCTCATCGAATGTGGGTTTATTTGTCGGCCTTTGCCGTGATCCTTTACCGCTCATTGAAAGCATAACACACGGCAGCCCACACACATACGCCAATCAGATTGGCCGCTACTAACCATACTATAAACTCAATCATTATCCTCTCCTTCCTCTGGCTTAGTCCATCCGCATCCTTCTCGTCTATGCTTAGCGAGACTCAGCGCCTCACCTTCTGTATCCACTTCATAATCAATCCAGTATTGACAGTCCTTACTGCCGCATCGGAATGACTCAGAACAGAATGTTTTATCCATATAGACCATAATTTATTCCCCAACCCGAACCTCTAACTCAGTCTCAATCCAGACCTTTGCGCCACATGATAATGGTCTATCTGGGCTGTATACAACTCTAGCAACAACCTGCCCATCCTTTAAAATATCAACCTCATTACACTTGCGATTCTGCCTGTAGTCTTTAACAGTTATGACAGGCAGGTCAGCGCCCTTGTTATTAGCTCTAATATTGTGTTGGTTGACGTGTATTTTAGTCTTCATCACTCAACTCCCTTAATTTTGAGATAACACAACGCCGCCGCTTTTGTTGGTGTTTCTGCTCTAGTTTTGACAAAAGGCGTGTATCCGTTATTGTGCGCTATCCATTGTTTATAATCCCAAAAATCAACAGTTATCTTCTCACGCTCAATGATCGGCCCTATGTCTGCCCAGTCATTGCAGTAATCAGGTGTAGAGCAACGACCCTCAATATCTGCTATAAGAGTATTTATTTCACTGTCTGTCATTACTCACTCTCCCTATCAGACGCACACTCATTACAAATCAGACGCGCTTTTCCGCATTTAACGCGGAGATTGCTACACAGCTATACATCGTAAATGTAGCTTTTCTTCGTAAATGTATACATATATGTACGCTTTTCCGCAGAATGTATATACATTTATTTACATTTCTAACATTGCTTTCATTACCACTATAACGAGCACCGTCATAAGTAGCCATGAGCAAAACTCGATCAATTCCTCATCGTTCATCTGTACCTCTCTGGATGGACTATCTCCACCGCTCTTTCTCTTGTGTAGTCAGTTTCAAACACCAAAGACAGGTCGGGCATTACGCACACGACCCGCTTCATTCTTTCGGCCATCGTCTGAGCCGCCTGAATTGCCGCTATGATTTCTTGCATACTGGTTTCCTATTCTCATAGTCGGGCCAGTGACCTTCACAGACCATCTTAGTGTAGACCTCAGCGATCTTCTCCTGCTCTTTAACATCACCAGATCCAGCCAGACCCAGCGCCAAAAAGAACGCTAATACAAACGCCACTACATGCCAATTTTTCACCACTCACCCTCCTCTGATCTATCCACTAAATAAGTCACCGCATGATCTTCATCGACCACTTCACAGTCTAAGCCGTTCCATGTCGTGTGATCCCACTCAGCCTCTACGGTCTTAATGAACTTAACCTGACCCCATGCTTCGTCCTTGTCGTAGCTGGTCAGAATGTCAACTCCGTGAAACTCAACTTCGTCAATATCTACTTCTATAGTTATGCGTGTTTTCATATGCACCTCCATGCAGGTCTAATACTATGCCAGTTTAACACTATTGTGCAAACTATTTTCGATCGCCTCTAATTGTTTCACTCTTTCTCTAGCGAGTTTGAGCCTTTTGAAGTCCGAATAGCTTGTTGGCTTATTCTTCTCAGCTATCATTATGATCAATCTGTCCATCTCCAGATCCTCTTGATCCTTTCTCGATAGACCAGTCTTGATGAACGGCTCAGAGAACAATGCAGACATCGGAAGATCGAGCGCCTCAGCAACTTGCGGCCCGTTAGCACCACACGAAAAGCAGTAAGCCAGAACCTTCCCATCTTTCTCAGTAATGCTCATAGACGGGTCTTTATCCTTATGGACGGGACAGCAAGCCCTGTATCCTTTTCCGCTTTTTCTTACCCTTTCAAGCCGCTTGAGAAACGCTTCCAGCATTGCCTTTTGCCCTCTTGATAAATGTGTACTTGATGAAGTTCATCACTTCCTCCGATACTTGATCTGCACGCTTTGGTTCCACTCTCGGCCATACCCCAAACTTCTGCCTGTATAGATGTGCAGCGTATCCCGCTTGATAGCGCTTCTGAGCCGCGTACAGTTGCAACTGACCCAACCACTCGGCCTTGTCGTTCTTGCTCGCCTTAGTGATCTTCTGAAGCTCCTGCGCGTCCGTTTCTAGCTGTTCCCTAATCGGAACCTCATACCCACACTTACATCTAATTCCCACCATTTCCTGATAGCACTGTGGGCATTGCTTAACCTTCGGCTCTTTCTTCTCTTTCGTCTGCTTTCGCTCGTTGAATCGCTTAGTCCCGTCATCCAGCTCTTCGGGAATAATGTCTTCCGCGAATCCGTGTCTTCTGACATTCCCTGCGTGATCCAGATACACCGCACGCTCCTTACCTTCAGCCGTTCGCATAATCCTGCCCGCCCTTTGGACATACGAGATAATCGACTTAGTTGGGAAACAATCTATCAGACATTCAACTTTGGGCGCATCATATCCCGTATTTAAAAGTCGAGAACAAGACAAGATCTTGAACTCACCCGCGTCGTGTCCCCTAAATATCCACTGTCGCTCCTCATCATCCATGTAACCATCAATATGAACCGCAGGAACGCCCGCGGCATTGAATAGCTCGACCATGTGCTTCGAGTGCTTGATTGATGGCGAGAATGCGATCGTCTGCTTGCCTTCCGCGTGCTTGAACCAATTCTTGACGATATCACCTGCCAGCTTATCATCCTTATCTATCGCGTCAGACAACGCTTTCTCGTCCCAGTCAGTTCCACCTGTTCTCAGCGCCTTAGTCTTGACGCCTTTCAGGTTTGGCCGTGCGCCGCCGTAGTAGTCGACCGGACATAGATACGCTTTGTCTAATAACTCACGCGGGCTGATCGGCATTACCACATCATCGTAATACTTGCCCAATCCTTTTGAATATGGCGTAGCTGAAAGGCCAATAAACGGAACTGCACTGTAAGTCTCCATGTACTTCTTCAGTGAGTCATACACGACGTGACACTCATCGACTATGGCGAAGTCGAACTCGACCATTCTCGATCGTCTGGCCATTGTGTGAATCGACGCAATCTGAACCTGAGCGTCCCAGTTCGTTCTTTCATGGTCGGCCTGAATCACGCCTACGTTTATCCCGTGAATGTCGAACGCCTCTAGCGCTTGTTGGACTAGCTTCACCCTGTCGCAGATGAAGATGCCTCTCTTGCCTTTCTCAGCCGCTGCTTTGAGCATGTAAGCCGCTGTAATGGTCTTGCCGAAAGAACACGGCGCGGCCAGTATCGGCCTTTTGTTTCCCCTTCTTAATGAGTCGCGCAACATCTCGACCGCTCTTATTTGGTGTGGTCGTAGTTCCATATCTCCTCCATTTTTCTCATTCTGTCATACTGTAAAGATCCTGCGCTCTTACGTAACACAAGACCTCTGATCGTATCACCACTATTGCCCTCTGTGCAGTCTTGCCAAAATTGCGCTTTTGGTATCCAGCCCATGAACTGACACTCTAACGCTCTGTTTTTATTCATTAATAGTGAGGCGAATACGTATAAATCAACGTCGTAATTTTTTTGTGACTTTGCAACATTGCCGTCGTAGTGGGGAAGACACTCCACATTGCGCTGCTTTGCCTTCACGTCGATCGTTGACCCGTTCAGGATAAAGTCATAGTGACCCATATCCTCAGCTACGTATTGATAGTTCAACAGGTAAGAGTCTAGAAACTCGCAGAAGCACAGCTCCGCAACATTACCCGCATACTGGCCCGATCCACCATCCAATATGGTCATCGAGTTGAACGCTTCACCTGTCACCATCTCTGTGGCTTTATTATGCACGTACTGACTCACAGTCATCCGTATCATCTCCACCTCTCTTTTTTTAGGCCATAGTTGTCTTTTTGAGGACTGTAGGTGACCTATACCCACATCCTCATTCTGTGTATGTCAAATTGCCCGTTAAACGCCAGTAATCAGCAAACCACTTCGCGGTAGGTATCTCCGCACGCAGGCCACTCGCCCTCTATATGTCACCATTCACGCTGTTTGTCCCGTCCTCTAAAGGTCGGCGTTTAACTCTGGCTTTCTTGAGCGGTTGCACCATGACGACAACACAATTTGTAGTGGCTCGACACTATCGGAGGCACAATATGTAGTGGCAACTTGACTGACGGTATGGGATTTGAGATTATTACACCCGTCGGGTGCATCGATTCCAATCCTTGTTCCGTCGGTCTTTAGGGCTGCCAACCCACCGACACTCCAATTCTAAACCCACTCCCTCCCCATTTCAAACACTTTCTCGTGCCAACAATAATGACAATAAGGCACAACACTACACAGCAGTCCATGTCACTTTCTGTACGATAAAAACGATCGTATTTCGATGCACGCCGTACTTCTTAGCCAGTTTCGGATAGGACAGGCCATCGCGGTTTTCACGTATGGCCCTGACCTGCTCCGGTGTTAGTTTACGCTTCGGCATTACACGACCACTTGATATGGTCTCATTTTGTCTACGTTAAATCCGATCGCCTCAAGCGCATCGAGTACCTCTTTTGGTATATCTTCACCAACTTCGTCATAGTCGGCTAATTTGCCATCGTAAAACCACAGACTGACAGCGTAGCGATACATGCCGTTATTATTTCTGTACCACCCGTACAGTGACCCGTCCTCTGCTGGCTCACCTATAACGATCTCAAAGTTTTCTGTGTGTAATGTCATATCTATTTCCTCCAGTTAAGGGCCGCTTATGCGGCCTCATTTAGAATATCTAGTATCTCGCACAATCTCACCGTGCATTCATCGGAAGGCACATTGCCTTCAGCTCTTGCGCGATTGATTTGCTCTGCCAGTAGGCTGGCTTCGTTTAGTAGTTTAATTGCGTCTTTCATTTTTATTCCCTCCAGTAAGGGCCGCTTATGCGGCCTTTGCTTCACCAATTTTATTTACGATCATTCCGTTCTGAAACTTAACCTGAGTGCATTTTGTTATGTGCATTGTGTCAACAGCCGATCGCACAAATTTAACCTCTTCGCAGTCCATGAAGCCGCCGATCATTGTTTCGTGACCATCTTCAACAACACCCACAACATTGTTGTAAATTTCGCCGTCTAAAAGAACTTGAACTTTTTGAAAAACTACCATGTTGTTTCCCTCTCAGTTAGTGGGTCTCCGTGACCCGATGTATGTAGATTAGTCGAGCTAAATCAGGAATGCAACAAAAATGTTTAGAGAATAGTTAAAAAAATATCAGTTATATGAAACTGGCTTATACGAGTCGTCCTGCTCCAGCTTTCTCAGCTCTGATCGGTAGTGATCCGACACTTCTTTCTTGACCAGATCATTCGCCTTGAGGATCGAGTTTTTCTTCTCTCTGAGTAAGTCCAAATGACCACTTCCGAAATACTGATCTAGCCAGTCCGTGAATTTCAATGGGTTCTCCGTGAAGTCTCTATGACACCAATGGCAAAGGCAGACAGCGTTATCTAGCGACCACCTGACCGACTTAAGTCTGCGCCCATATATATGAGCGCATTCCATCCGACCATCCTGCTTTCCGCAATGCTCGCAAGTGTAGCTGGCTTTTAGCCGAACAACGTCACTAAACCACTTATCACACGCTTCCCGTTTGATCGCCATCATCGTCTCCCTTCTTATAGAGTCGCTCACGGCCAATCGCTTCAGCAAAGTGAAAGCAGCTCGGACACATCCAGCCTTTTAGTCTGAAGTCTTCCTGTGCGGTAAAGACCTCCTCCATCTGCGTGTTGCAGTCATCACAAATCATCAATGCGATCATCTCTTACCCTCTCAATTAAAAAGTCGATATAGTGTCGGGCTTTTAGCAGGTCATCTAGACCGTTTTTATCGCGCCACCGACTAATATACTTTACGACATTGCCCTCACAAAAATCCAGACCGTTCGCCATTATGTACTCGATCGGCTGAATGCCTTTGTTCTTATAGTGCGTTCCAGCTATCTGGTAATCCTTTGCGCTCATAACTGCTCGGCCCCTACTTTAAATCTTGAGAACTCACCAAACTCTTTGTGGAGTATCACGCTGGACATGGATCGACTCGCGCCATAGCCAGATCCTGCGTGCCATGCGTCCAAAGAGCCGAGCACGTTCCAACTCTCTACCGTCATACCCCCCAGCTCCTTCGTAGCTTGCTTGTGGTGGATGTGGCCCATCCATGCGACTCTGTGCTTCGTCTCGCCCCACTCTTTCGACAGGTTGCGAGTCACAGCTTCATAGATCCTTTGAGTGTTGATCTTGTCCCCATGATGCAGAACGACGAGATTCTGGCCCCATACAAAATGGATGAACTTCGAGTAGTTATCAAACACCTTCACTCTCGGCTCGTCCTCATAATACATCTTGACCATCTCGTTCAGCCATAAAGCAGCATCTGGATCATGGTTACCTCTCACGTTAATGATCCACACCTCATTATGAGCTTCGAGCATTCGAGTGATAAGCCGTTTATACAATTGACCTGCCGCACGGATGATCCTGCCACCCCTGCCGTCAACGTCCATAGGCGTGCCAGCGAACGTCTCGTTCTTTAGTGGGGAGTTGCTGTGGAAGAAGTCGCCCAAATTGATGAGAGCGCCCGTGTGAGCGTTTGAGGATATGTGCGCGAGATTGTCGACGGCATTGGAAAGTAAGCGACAGGAAATATCGACATCATACGGATCGTCAAGTGTCTCCTCTGGCCATGCCAATAAACCCAAATGGTGATCGCCGACCATGTAACAGGCCAGCAGATTCTCATCCTTAACATCTGTCGGCTTTTCGACACGCTCAGCCTTGCCTTTGATGTCTTCGATAAGACCTTCTTTAAACGCCTCTAAAGCCTGTTCAAACAATGCTTGCGCGTCAGACTGACTCTTGACCCACTGCCCTGTAGGAACTCCCTGATCGTTGTAGTAGGTCGAGACACCCTTTACCGTAAAGCCATTAGGCACTTGATGAACCATATCATGTTCAGGTGAATAACCCTGCTTAGCGGCGGCCACCTTTACCCGACTACAAGCCGATTGAACATTGCGTCCAGCAATCCCAATTTGTTCCGAAACTTGCCTGACGGATAAGCCCTTATTTCTTAGCTCGATTATTTCTCTCTGCCTATCCGTCTCACAAAACTCTAGTAATGCCCCCCAATCGGTCATCACAATCCCCTCTGATATTCCCTTAATTTCATGTACTCGGAGTCTTGAGGAATAGGTAGGTTCACGCCGTGATCTGCTGCCCACTCATGAATCTGATCCATGAACTGCGTCATCTCACCCTTAGTCAGTCTTGAAGTCTGCCGTAGCTGACCCTCAATGACCGTCTTACCCACCACCACATCCTCAGTTCCCAGAAACTTATACTTCATCAAAGCCTTCATCTGCTCCGCATTAGTATCCACTTTCTTTGAAAAGTGCTCGGACATTGTACCAAACCAAACATGCAAAAGCGCGTTTTGTGATAACGAGCGCGGATTTGTGTACTTCGAAGGCTTAAGAACTAGCGGGTGAGTAAAGTCCCACCCGTCAGCCCATGATTGTAAGTTGTTGATTATGTTAGGTATTTCGCTTTTTGCTCGAATAATCCAGTATTGACCCACCGTGTACCCTCCTGTAACTGCTTAATTCCCTAATACTCATGGGTATGAACCCAGTCGCACTATGGTCTAGCTTATTGATTTTATTACCTTTTTTTAGATATTCCTCCGTTAGTCTGGCGATCTCTGCGCTCTCTTGCTTCTTTTTGTCCGAAAATGATTTCATCCAACCCCACACCAAATACATCACATAACTTTAATGCAGTGCTAACTTTGATATCGTCAGCATTGCGCCATCGAGAATACTGCTGGGGAAGAACCCCCAACAGTTTCGCCATTTCCTGACACTGTATGCCTTTTTCGGCCTGCAAGCGTCTAATGTTGTCGCCGATCATATTGCCCCCTTAAAAAGGAATATCTTCGTCGAAGTCTGCTTCTGGCTTGAAGTCATTTTTTGGCTTCGGCTGCTCTTTAGGCGTGAACGATAGTGAGAAAAACCTGCCGTTCTTGCCCTCTTTTATCCAACCAGAAATCTTGTAGCCCTCTCCATTAATTACGCAATTGCCGCGAAAGTCAGGCTGTTTTTCGGAATCCTTGAAAGTGTTCCGACTAAGAGTCCCGCTCAATTCATTATCATAATGTGTCATCTTCTGCTCCATTTTTTGCTTTCCGTTTCGATTATTTCGACTGCGCGTATAACTTGCTCAGCCAGTTTTGTGATGTACGCATTGTCTCGATAGACGCGCACGATCAGATCCTCCATTGAAGGATGATAGGACATGAAGTCCCACCATTCCCGCTCGGTAATCCACAAGCATCCTTGCACCTGTGGGATGTACTTCGCGGGTATACATCCGTCCCGAAGATACGAGACGTGCGTATGCGCTAACGGCGATTTTATTTCAAGCCCGCCGTCATCACCAACCAAACCATCTGGACTAGCTCCGCACTCATACCTATCATGCAGACAAAGCCCAACCTCTTTCACCTCAACATCATGGGTAAACTCATAGAGCGCTTTGGCGGCTGGCTCTAAATCATTACCGCGTTGCATTGCCTCCGACTTGAAAAAGTCTGGAATCTCGCCCGTAATCCTCTGAGCAATCAGTTCGTCGATGTAGCCTTGAGCTGATGCGGACGCTTTCCCTGTCGGCGTAATTAGCCGCACAAAGTTGGACGCCGTAGGACGCCCCAAACGGCTCTCTAGCCACTCGTCACTTCCCTGAATGGCATCACTTACCCTCATTGCTTCTCTTCCTCTCAAGCACGCTCACGGCCTTCTGGAACACCTTCTGAGACATGGCCTCAACGGATTCCAAATTAAACGCCTTCAGGAACTTGTCTAAGTCTGAATTAGTCTTCTCAATCAGCGACATAATAATTACGTACTGATCGCCGTCGATCGTATCATTTGATGCTTCGGGAAGATCTTCTCCCGCATATATATAGTGACCTAATCCAAACAGCGCAAAGCACTTAGTTAAACATCGCATTTTTGATGTATTCAGCGAGAACGAGTCAGGATTTGGTATTGCTTTATTCTTGTAGTCCATAACGGGTAGCCACATATGACGAGTGACCTGCTCCTCACCCTGATAAATGGTCACATGAACCGTGACTTCCATAGTCCCGTTCTCAAGAGTGCGATCTTCAAAGTAGTAAGACAGATTGGGG